TGCAACAAAATCAAAGTTTACAAATTGAAGGGAACCAGGGCGAGTTTACAACGCGCCGTTTCTTTGCTAACTTTGTAAATTCAGGGGGCTTTAATAACTTAGTAACTGTTAAGAAAAATTATATTTCATAATGCCACAAATAGATTTATCAATATTAAACCAAAGACAAACGCCAGCGTTTTACGCTGATACGTTAGCCAATAGGCCCGCAGCTGGTTTTATTGGTAGGATCTTTGTATCTACAAATACATTTGAATTATACCGCGATAACGGTACTAGCTGGGATTTAATAGGTGGCCCTGGTGCTGGAACCGTAACTGGTAGCGGTGCCGCTGGTCAAGTTGCTTTTTGGAATGCAGCTAGTACAATTACTGGATCTAATGATTTATTTTGGGATAATGTTAACGGACATTTGGGTATTGGTACTATTACACCAGGTACAGCTTTAGATGTTAAGCACGATCAAAATACAGTTGTACAATTAGAGCAATCAGTTGCAACAAATGATAATAGGATAGCTTTTATAAATAACGGCGTAGGTTTATGGCGTTTAGGTGCATTTTATAATGCTGGTGCTAATGATTTTGGTTTATTTGATATAGTAAACAGCGCAGCAAGAGTAACAATAAAAAATACTGGTCAAACGTTTATAGGCCCACAACAAACAAGTAGCGGTAAGCTAGTTGTTGTTGCAACAGCTAGAGATAATGGAATTATCCTTATTGGAACTGATGCGCCAGGTTTTAGAATTAATGACGGTACGGAGCAAAGACAAGTTGGTATTGCTATGTCAACTGGTGCAAATGATTTTATTCAGGGCAGCGTTAATCGTGATTTTTGTATTTTCAATGCTTCTAAAGCAGCACCTAGCCCAATGCTATTTGGTATCCACGATACAGTATCAAATTTTGTAGTAGAAGCAGCTAGGATAAGCCCAGCACGAAACTTTTTAATTGGAACAACAACAGATAACGGTCAAAAGTTACAAGTAAACGGATCAGTTTTAATAACTGGTGCAACTACATATAATAATCTTGTTTCTATTTCAACAAATGATCTTTCATTAAGTTTAAATAGGGCTACTGGAACCCCAGCAATACTTGAATTAAAAACAGCTGGAGTAAGTAGAGGATTTATTGGTGCAGATGTATCAACGCCTTTTCAAGTATATAATGAAAGTGGAAATGTAAGATTAACACTTACTAGCGCTGGAAATTTAGGTATTGGAACTAATACACCATTATATAAAGTACAAGTAGGTGATCTAGCAAATACAAGTGGAACACTAAATGATATTTTTTTAACTGGTGATAGAGTAAATACAAATAACTATTATGCAAGATTAATTTTTGGAAATTCAACACAAAGTGGTGGTTCTACTGCAAGTATTAGAGGCGAAAGAATGGACGGAAGTAATTTTGGTACTGGTTTAACATTTTATACAAATGGAACTGGTAGTGGTGGTGATGGCGCTGAACGAATGAGAATTAATACTTCTGGAAATGTTCTTATTGGCACAACAACGGACGCGGGGCAAAAATTACAAGTTAGTGGAACAAGTGCTTTTAATGGATCTGTTAATAATATTATTTCAATAAATTCAACAGCTACAACTACTGCAATAGTATTAGATAATACAAATGCAAATAATTGGGGTAGCAATATTTCATTTTTATCAAATAATTCAAGTAAAGGTTTTGTAGGTCTTGCTGGATCTTTAATAGGTAATACAGATCATTCAATTTGTTTATTTGGAGCAACAAGTCAATCTGTTAAGTTTTTTACAAATGCAAATACTACTTCAAGATTAACAATAAAAACAACTGGAATAATTAATTTGTCTAATGTTCCAACAAGTTCAGCTGGTTTAGTTAGTGGAGATATATACCAAACAGCAGGAGTTTTAAATATAGTACCTTAAATAAATTAATATGAAACAAATAGCACCTTTAACCCTTTGGGTAAACGGACAACAAGCAACAGCAACCCTTTTTAACTTAATTATCATTAATGATAATTTACAAAACAGCGCTACTTTTTACTGGCAGTTATTAGACGCAGACGCGGCTAAATTAGCAGACGGTAATTTAACAATGGGCGAACCAGATTATGACGTATGGGGATCAAGCGCAGATATTAACCAGGCAGCTTACCAATGGGCCGCAACGCAGCTTAATATTACACTAGCTTAATTAATCTTTAAAATACAAAACCAATGGAAACTAAACAAGCACTTGCAATCTTGAAACAAATTTTAGACGCAGCTAGTAAAAGCGGACTTTTTGAAAATTTAACGGCGGCAATGACAGCGGCCGACGCTTATAACGCAATAGCGCGTGAAATATTAAAAGAAGAAAATGGCGACGGATCTGTTATTTAGTATATGTTTATTTGTAGCCGCTGGCGGTGGCTTTTATTTTACAACTAAAAACCGTTTAGATAAAATAGAACGTGATTTATCTAGGCACAATAATACTAATACCGAAATATTAGATAGATTAGCGCGCATTGAAACAAAACTTGATTTTGTAACTAAAATGTAACAATATGTTTAAGAACTGGAAAACAAGTTTATTTGGACTAGGTGCTGTAATTAGTGGCTTAGCAACCGTATTAAAAGGCGACGTACCTACTGGTATTACAGCTATATTAAGCGGCCTGGGCTTATTTGCAGCAAAGGACGCAGACATTAATTTAAACAATAGACCTTAAATGACTTCGCAAACTAAAAAATTATTAGTTGTAAGCGCAGTTGTATTAATCTTATTAAGTACCACAATGGCAGTAGGAGCAAAGGCAGAAGAACTAATTAAAAGATTTGAAGCCGACGATATTAATAAATATTTGAACGCTTATATTGATCCAGTAGGAATACCTACTATTGGGTACGGATCTACTTATAATTACGACGCAAAGCGTAAAGTACAAATAGGTGATAGTATAACCCAGGCAAAAGCCCTAGAATGGTTAAGAAAAGAAACTAAAACAATAGCCCCCCAAATTAAAGCCCTGGTAAAAGTACCAATAAATAGGAACCAGTTAGATAGCCTAACAAGTTTCGTTTATAACGTAGGTATTGGGGCCTTTAGATCTAGCACTTTATTAAGGTTATTAAATAGCGGCGCGCCTAAAAGCGAAGTAGCCGCGCAATTTGACCGCTGGAATAAAGGAACGGTAAACGGCCAAAAAGTTGTATTACCTGGCCTAGTAAGGCGTAGAAGTGAAGAAAAAGCACTATTTTTAGCATAAGAAGCAAGAGTTGGATTAAGTAGATTAATGGTCTAGTACAAAAAGGAAGCCTGGTATTTCAATACTGGGCTTTTTTATGCCCTATAAAATAAATTTGGTAGTTTGAACGTTTTTACTATAATTTTACAACAGACAAACAAAAACCCTATTTTATGCACCTAACAACCGACAGTAGGATCCTGGGCGAAATAGCCAGCCTACAAAGTAAAATTTTACGCCTAGAAGCATTACGCGATCTAGCGCCATTTGAACAATGCCATTTTTTCTTTTATTCTAGAAGTGGCAAATTTCTATCTTTAAACGAAAACGACGTACCCTTTGATCTAGCGATTGAAATAAGGATTTTATTAGACGCTAGTTTAGAGCATTACCAGTATGAAATTAAAAGATTAGAAAATAGTTTTCAATGCGAAGAAAAATAATAAGATTTGCCGCAATATTTTTTTTTGTGGCAATTAGCGTACCACTATGTTTATTGACATATAGCGGCGCTGTAATACTTTTTTACTTATTTAAAATTTATCACTTAATAAAACCAACAAAATGAACGAGTATTTAAAAGATCTAGCAGATGGATTTGGATCCATGAACAAAGTAGAAAACAAAAAAAACGATAAGCAACCTGATTACCAGGGCTACTTTAAAGCAGACGGCAAACTATTTGAAATTGCTGGCTGGGTAAAGATTAGCAAAGCTAACAACAAATACCTATCTATTGCAGTAAAGGAATTTACTGAAAAGCAAACTAATAACGAACTTTAAAAACTAGACAAATGAAAATTGATAAAAACGCACCAGCTTTTCCAGTTATGCCAGTCCAGGATCAATTCGGGCGCCTAGTGGCCCCAATACCTGGAATGACAAAATATGAGCAAGTTTTACTACAAATACTTTGCGCCAAAGAAATGCAAAATAATCATAGTAAAATAGGCCTATCTACACTTTTGAAAGAATGTACTATTTTAGCTGACGAATATTTTTTAACCCTAGAAAAATTACAAGATGAAAAAGAAACTAGCCCAGTTATTTCAATTAACTAACAACCAGCAAGCTGTAATTGCCCTAACAATAGCAGCTATATTAACCGCTTTTTTACAACGGATCTAATGACAGACGGACAAAACAAATTAACTTTAGAAGAAAAATTAGCACTAAGAAAATACAAGCCCGATTTTATACCCCCCCCAAGCCAGGTTATATTCACTATTGACGATAAACCCATTGGAACTATCCAAAATTTTATTGTCTTTAGTGGATTGCCAAAGGCGGGCAAAAGTACCTTTTTAGCCGCTGTAATAGCTTCAGCATTTCAACCAGGTGATGTATTTGGTATGAAAGTACATTTTCCCGAGGGACGGCGAAAAATAGCCTATTTTGATACTGAAAGCAGCGATTTTGATTTTTACAGACAAGTTAATAAAATAAAACACTTTAGTAATTTAAACAATTTACCAGCCTGGGCGGATTGCTTTACTGTGCGCGAGGACGGCCCAGCTGAAATTAGGGCCTTAATTGTAAATTATTTAGAAAATAACCAGGATTGCCCGATAATTATAATTGACGGTCTTTTGGATCTTATATTTGATTATAACAGCGAAGTTGAAAGCCGTAAGCTAGTAAACTGGTTTAAAAAACTTACTAAAATTTATAACTGTTTATTTGTGGGCGTGCTTCACCAGGGTAAAGGCCTGGGCGCGCAAACTTTAGGACACTTAGGTTCTAATTGTGATCGCTGGGCTTCTAGCACGCTAGAAATTATAAAAGATAAAGAAAAAAAGACTTTCACTTTACAGCCTAGATTTTTAAGATCTAGTGAAGATTTTGAGCCAGTAGTTTTAATGAATATTGCGGGCAACTGGCAACAGATAGCAAACGAAGGTGAAAGCAAAAAGGAAGGTATTAAGCAACCAAAACAATTTACAGAACTAGACCACAAAAATTTAATAAACCAGCTTATTTACGGCCCTATTTCTTACAAAGATTTAATTGCAGATATACAAGAGCAAAACGCAAAGGGTACTAACTGGGCAAAACAACTTTGCAAAATTTGGATAGACAAAAATTTTATTTATAAAAACGAAGCAAACTTATATGAAAAAAGATACTAAAAGATTTATAGCTTATATGCTAATGCACAAACAATTTAAACTTGTAAAGAAGGGCGCTAATTGGCGTTTAGAGTATAACGGCGTATTATTACAGCCCGAGGACGTAGAATTTTTAAAGTTAATTGCAAAAAAAAGCGGCCAAAAATTTGACCGCCTGGACAAAACAATTAACCCTAATTAACTGCTTATTTTCCTTTCACTACAAAGATATATAAAAATGGAATATTATACAGCAATTATTTTTTTTGAGGATCACAAAGATATTACCCCAAAGAAATACAGAAATATAAACCGAGTTGAAAACTTTATTGAATTTGCCCGTAAAGTTGGCGGACATTATGTAAATTTATACGAGAAAAAAACGAAACGATTTTATTGCCGCGTCTGGCTGAACAATTAAACCAAAACTAGCAGCCCAGTACGCCGCCAAAATACCAGCCTAGCGCTGGATTTTTTGTGCCTGGTATGTATCGCTTAAAAAGTGGTTTAAATTAAAGGTGAAAAGAAAATAATTTAAACTGGTTTAAGTGGT